CAAGCGGCTAATTCTCCTTGAAGTGTGCCTGTTGCAGTTTGGAAAGCGGTAGCAACTGAACCTGCCTCGACCTGTATGCCCCAAATGTCAATCACCATACTTGCAGCAGCACCGCAAGCAAAATACAATGTAAGAAAAGAACTTGTGCCAATAGTTTTTCCACTTATTGAACCCATAGAAAGCGTTGTACTAAATCGCTGCCAAGAAGTAGTCAAACTTTTATTTCCAAGAGCATAAAATACAGCACTTGAACCACCTGAACCAAAGTTTTGGAACATAATTGGCTGAATAGTTCTAGCCGAGTCAGCCTTAGCCCAAAAAGAAACTGTAATTGTTTGTCCTGCTAAAGTTCTTACATCCTCAATTTTTTGTTCCAAAATTACACTGTCATTAGAAGTACCAACTGTATTCACAGCATAACGCGCAAAATACGAACCTTCGTATCCTGCTACTGGAGCAGTACCAGGAGTAAAAGTCTGACGGCTTAAAGTAAAAGTGCCGTTACCATTGATAAAATTAGAATATCTATCGGCTGTATAAGTAGTTGCACCCGAACCAGTATATGAAAATGAAGTGCCGCGTTGCCAGATATTCATATCACCATTGATAATTTTATTCTTTCCAGCAGCAAAGTTTGCTTGGTACGAAAGTCCAGTCGAAGCGGAACTATCTGCTACAAGTGTTTCACCGTTATTGCCGACTGCAAGGCGTGCAGGTGTATCGGCTGCGCTTGCTGCAATTAAATCGCCTTTGGCGTCAACAATTGCGTTTTGAATTGCATTTGAGTCATCTTGCGCAACCCATGTGAAGTCCATGTTGGTATTTGACGCTTTTGCCAAAACCTGTCCAGTTGTGCCACCTTTTAAATCTGCCAATGATGTGTCAACGGCTTGTCCAAATGTTTCAAAATCGGCGGGCAGGTCTGTGACCAAGTCCGTCGAAGTGGGCATTTGCCACCCGAAATTACTGGTTGGGTTTGTCATGTTTTCTCCTTATCAAGTGACAATTGTTGCACGTGCCCAATCAAGCGTTGGCGACACGCCCGACCAGGTGAAAGTGTTTGAAATTTCGTCCCACTGCAATGCCTGCAATGAGTAAGCCGTCGGTGAAACAATGAGCGAAATTGAAAGGCGATTATACGACGCCTGGAATGACCAACCTTCAACAAAGCCTTGAAAGATTGAACCCATGTTGCCAGGTAGGTCGTTGATAGCAACGGGCATTCCCATGAAAATTTCAATGAGCGCGTCACGGTCTGCGTCGTCCAATTCAGGGTTTGTCAGGTCAAAAGTTATTTCGCTGAAAATCGGTTGTGGGTTTTTACGCAGTGCCAAATAGAAATTTGCCTGCGCCGTTGCGTCAGTTGAGTTGTGCAAGGTTGTGGTGATGATCTGCGAAAGGCTGCCGTAAGTTGCAATTGAGGTGTCGTCGCTTGCGCTTACTTCGCTGCTGCTGGTTGAGCCGTACTGAATTGTTAGGTTGTTGCGAACGTCTCCAGCGCGGGTTTCAGTGCGCAAACCTGCCGCACGTGCCTGGTTGGCAGTCAGTTGGACGTAACCGTTGGTTGAAAGGTATTGACTGCGGTGGGTTGCGTCTGCGTAGGAAATCGCACCGTTTGCGTCTTCGTAAATGTACCCAAGCCCTGAAGTGGCAAGGCGTGAAACGAGCGAATAAGCGTCTGTGCGGCTGCTAGAACGTGCAGCCAACTCGTAGTCTCCAGGTGTGTCAATTTCGCCCAAACCTGTGTTTTCAGCCGTTGCCCACGTTGTCGTTGGGTTGTATCCCGCCCATGTGATTGACGGTGCAATCTCTGACCAGTTATTGACCAGTAAGTCAGTCAAAATTGCCAAAATCTGATTGCCGTCATAGTCTTTTGAAAGCACGCCATTGGTCAACGCCTTTGGCAAGCGTGCCAATGCGCCCAATGCGGTGATCGAATAAGTTTGCGTGAACATGGTTGAACCCACGTCGCGAACTTCCAACGCAATGTCAACAACTGTGCCGCCGAAAATTGGCACAAATGTTGCGGTTGTATCTTTGACTTGAATTGAAATGCTGGAATTGACGCTGACTGGAATTGCAGTTTGATCAAGGTCAATCAACTGAATGTTGACGTAGCCTGCCTGTGCCTGCTCATAGATGTTTGTCCGACCGCTGCGAATAGTCAGGTTTGCCAAAATGGCGTCTGTGTACTCAACGCCGTCAATTGTGACCTTCCAAATCGGTGACCATTGCGTCATGCTATTTGCAGGTTAGTTGCGCCACCTGTGCCGCGATAGTAGGAATTGTTCAAAGTCTCAACAATTGTGCGGGCAGTGCCTTCCTTATCAAACGCGCCTGTTACGGTCAGGTTGATCGTTGTACCCATGCTTTCGGCTTCAGCCTTACGGAACGAACCAGGGTTGAAATTGGAAGAAACAACGTTTGAAGCCGCTGCAGCCGCTGCGGCAGATTTGGCAGCAGTAGAAACGCCGCCGCTTGACGCCGTTGTTGTGCCAGTCGTTGAAGGCGGCGTAATTGTCGGAACTTTTGGAACTGTACCTGAAACGGTTGGTGTTTTAATTGCAGGCACGCTTACGGTTGGCGTTGAAATCTTTGAAACGTTTGGCAAAAATGGAATTGCGTTATAAGCAGAAATCAAAGCGTTTATACCTGCGACCGCGCCTGAAATCAAACCATTCAAAATTTTGACGACCCCAGCAATCACGTCAATGACACCACCGGCGATCTTGCCCGCCACCTGTAAAGCCCCGCCAAGTACCGTGCCAATGATTGGCGCAAGATAAGTCCCAATGTACGTGCCAAAAGTCTTAAAAGTCTCCAGGTTGTCACCAATGGCGTCTTTGACGTATCCGAACGCCTTGACCAGTCCATTGACAATTGGCGTAAAGGTGTTTGTGAGAATGCCGCCCAATGTTGTAATAACACCACCCAAACCATTTGCGTCAAGCGAAAATGATTGTGTGAATTTCTCAACAATTGGAATGACTTTTTCCGAAATCAAAGTTGCCAACTGAAGAACAATTGGAAGTAAGGCTGCGCCAATAGTTGTTTTGGCATTTTCTAGTTGAGCAGTCAAAATTCTTGTACGGTTGGCAAGCCCGTCTGACGTGCGTTCAAAATCGCCTTGTGCTGCTGCGGTTTGTTTGTAGATCAACGCTTGCGCGGCTAAAACCTTTTGTTGCGGTGTAAGTGCATTTTTGGTCGTGTTAACAATTCCCAATTCCAACGCCTGTTGACGCAATGAAGCGTCGTCAAGCAGAACACCGTAGGCACGAAGCGGTTCGGCTTCGCCGCGCAAGGCTGAACCAATTGCGTTGATTGCCTGTTCGGGTGACGTGTTATTGAATGAAGCAAGGTCTGAAGATAGTTTGACAAAGTCAATTGAAAACTTTGAAAGGTCTTGACCTGATAAACCAGCAGCCTTGCCAAATGTGGCAAATGTTGCTGCTGCGTCCAACGCCTGTTGTTTGGTCTGACCCAATGAACCCGCTGCGCCTTCAGCAAACTTTTCAATGTCCTTTGATGTTTTGCCAAATAGCACGCCAACTTTTGAAACTGTTTCTGATAAATCTGAAGCCGCTTTGACCGCGTCAATTCCGATTTTGACTGCCATTGCGCCCGCTGCGGCTGCTGCCGCTGCTAAGGCTGCGCCGACTACCTTGCCAGCCTTGCCCATTTTGTCGCCAAATGTTTCAACGTCTTGTGTGGCGGCTTTGAGCGATTTGTTGAGATTGTCAACGTCGCCAAGAATGGTGAGTTTGAGTGTGCGGTTGCCTGCCATTAGTCGAACCTCTTCACAATCTCGCTAAACCCATTTTCCCAACGTTTGACGATTTCAGGCTGAACGCTTCTAAGTGTTGGATAAATAAACCAACCTCGTGAGCCGCGACCTTCCCGACCTGACCAAACTGGAAATTGCTTGTATTTATTTGAGCCGAATTCATAGCCGCCCCAAAGTTGTTGCGTTGTCCCGCCACCGCTGAGTTTCTGACTAGCGAAACCAAAAGAAATTTCACCAATTTTTGATGACTTTGAAACTTTTGAACCTTCAGCAATTTTGGGTGCAACTCTGTTTTTGGCGCTTGATTTTGCTGCTGAAATGATTTTGCCGCGAACCCATGACGCCAATTCTGAAGAATTTTCTTTGGCTTGTGCAATTGCTTCGTCGTCCATTGCTTTGAAAGAACGGGTAATGGCGCGCAACTCAGCCTTGTCATAGGTAATTGAGTCGCTAGCCATTTTCCCGCCTTTCCAGTATTTCAAGCACTGTCAAAATGTCCTCAGCCGTTTCGAACTGTTCTTTTGGCAAGTTGGTCGCGATCGCCAACTCCCAAACAATTCTGTTTAGGCTTCCGACTGGGTAACTTTTGGGTTTGCGTCACCAACCACAACTTCAGCAATGGTTTCTGTCCACGCTTCAATTGGCTTGATCGGCTTACCAGCGGCTTCACGTTTCATGGCGTGATAGGCAAGAAATACCAAATCGGAAATTCCGATCTTTTCCTGTGCCTGGCTAATGGTGTGCCCTGTGTGCTTTTCCCACTTTACCCACTCAGGTGGCGCAGCCGTATAGGTCGCCTGCGCCCCGTCGTTGTATTCAATTGTTATTGGTAACTTCATTTTGTCTCCCGATTGTTAGATTTTAACTGAATGTTTCAGTAGGTGTTCCCACCACTGTGAATGATAGGTCAACTGTCTGCGCGTCAGGTGCTGAACCGCCGACTGCTGGAAATACTGGCATGACGTTGAATGCAAAAACTGCGCCTGAAACTGCAGTCAAAGAAACCGCCAAAGTTGTGTTTGGTGCAGACTCGCACGCAGACCAAAGTGCCTCGCACAATGAACCTGAAGCGCCCCAATCGGCAAGCATTGAAACGTCAAATGTCCATTGGTCGTCAATGTGCTTGTATGCCTTGCCGTCAAGTGTTTGATACGTCTCGATTGTTGGTGAGTTTGCAAGTGTCGCGCTAGTCGCCTGCGCGTCGTAATTAGTGGACGCAATCGTCAAAGTGAGATCGCGACCCGTGATGATTGTCGTTGGCACTGTTACTCCTTAAGTCGTCTGTGTGTAGTGTGTTGAAACGTTGATGTCCGCAACGAGCATTGGCGACTGTCCTACTTCAAGAACTGTCGGTTTCTCTATGTTTCCAACAACGTATCCTGCGGGCATAGCCGCAAGAATTCCCATGATTAGTTTTTCCAGGTTATCAAGTGAACCTGCGTTGCTATTTGAAGCAACAATTGCAGTAATTGCAAAATTTAATTGAACCTTTACCTGGCTTTTGCCGATCAAAACAACTTCCATGTACGGTGTTGAAGGCACAACCACAATCGCAGGTGGAATTGGTGCTTCAGGTACGCTTGGATAAACGTTGGCTGAAAGTGATGAAAACGCGTTGGCTAAAGTTGCGCGTGTGTCAGCAATAGTTGAAGCGGTCATTGCACAACTGTTTCAACGTCCAAGTAAGGCATAAGCAAGGTTGAAACTCTGTTGGTCAAACTTCGTCCCATGCGGTAAGGCGTGCTTGTAAAATCAACGCCTTCGATCTGTCCACCAGCCGCAACACGTGATTGAAACACTTCAACGCTAACTGCAAGAATTGCAGACTCAATTGCTGGTGTATTTGCATAAATGTCGGCGGCTGAATAACCTGATAGTGTGGCAGTGCCATTTGGAATAATTGCGTTTTTTTCAACGTCTGCACCTGTATTTGCGTAACTGAATGAATAGGGACTGTCTATGACGGTCACAGTTTTTGTGCCATTAAAACCTTGATGACCAATGGCAATGACAACACTTAAACCGACAACAAAATTGTGTGGGCGAACTGTCCATAATTTTGCAACATTGTCTTTTCTTTCATGATAATCAACACCTGATGAATACGCAACCAGCATTGGCAAAATTACGGCTTCACTGGTGTTGATTATTTCGTCCAAATAAGCGTCACTGTATAAGGAAACGGAAACGCCAAGCACGGTGCGCAACTGACTCGCGGTGACAATACTTGGCATTTCCGTTCCTTTCGATCTGCTGCGCTACGTTCGGGAGTGACCGCAGCGCATGACTAAGTGGCTAATTAAGCCTTGTTGTTCTTGAACGCGCCTGCACCGATCTTCGTTGCAATTGCGCCGTATCCGTACACCATGACTGAGATTTGACCTGAAGCGATTACGTCTGCACGTAGTCGGTAGGTTGGTGACTCGTACCATGTGTATGCGTCAGGGTTAACGATCAAGATTGAACCGTCTGTATCTGTACCTGCTGCAGTGTTTGCAGTTACGTATAGATCGAGACCAGCAACATTTCCACGAACTGAAGTTGGTGCAACTACACCACCAGCATTTTGTGGAACCTGAGCGTTATAAATTGGACGCCCGCCGTCGTTGAGTTGCATGACGTTTGACCACTGTGAAGTGTTCATGATGATGTTACGAGCAAAGCCCTGTGTGCCGTTATAAACGGACGCTGAACCACGTGCAACAATTCCAAGCAACTCTGAAGCAGTTGGGTAAGTTGTTGTTGTTGTAGCGTCTGCGCTTGCGCCAGCGATAAGTGCTGCATTCACTGCAGTATCTGTTGCCTTTGCGTATGCAGCAGCCATGTTGTTCAACAATTCGTTGAAGAATAGCGGTGAAGTGCGGTCAAGCAATTCAACTGAGAATGTCTGCTGACCTGCGTACTTTGCAACGTTAACTGTTACAAATGCTGAGTTTTGGTCAGTCTCTGAAGGTGTGCCTGCTTCTGATGTTGAAGCAACTGTTGGCATGACTGTGATCTTCGGGATTTCAAAACTCATGCCAGCGTCAGGCAAGACCCCACGACTGATCGCGTCAATGTTGCTTCTCAGTGGGTTAGCAAGTCCGTTGATGACTTCAGTCAACTGACGTGTAGGCACTAAACCTGCGTTGTCTGTTGTGTCGTCTGCTGCTGCAACGTACTGACGAGCATTCTCATCACCCATTGAAGCGCGAACTGTGTTTTCTAGGTACTTAGCAGCGGTGAACTCCAGGCGTGGGCGTGTGTATGACCCACCAATTGCTGGCTTTGCTGCAGCGGTGATTGACTGTGCGGCTTCGACCGTCTCGACGGCTTCCGCTGGTGTGACGGTGTTTTCCACTTCGTCTTCTCCTTCTGTTT